TGTTTTTGCCATTAGGTAATTATATCTTTAATTTAATCAATTGTCACTATTATTGTTGATCCACAATTTAAATAAAGATGCAAAATCTATGTGTGCCATTTCTGCATAATGTCCTTTTTCAAATTTTTCATAGTTATGCTTGCTTGCCCATTGATTAAATCCTAAATTTTCTGGTAGAAAAAATTTATTTTTGTCAATTTTAGAATAGAAGATATCCGTATCACTGTTAATACTGTTAATATTTTTTCTAATAGTTTCATATTCTGAAAAATAATCAATCGTGCTTGTAAAATAAAACTTTTTGTTCATTAATTTTAAGTATTGTTGAGTCAATAATATATTTTTAAAATATTCATTAAACAATATCTTTTTCTCAAATACTAAAGTTTCATAGACATTTTGTAAATTTTTTAATTTTGATTTGTCTTTGAATTTTTGTGAAACTAGTTTGTATATTTTAAAATCTTGATCATAAAGATTAATACCACTTGGAGAAAAATTTACAGGAAAATTATTTTTATAAAAAGTTATTCTTTCTAAAAATGACCACATAACAACAACTAAATCAATGTCTGTTAAATCAGAAGACAAAATTTTAGTCATTATTTGACCACAACCTGCTCCAGATATTCCGTAATTAAATATGGTAGCATCTTTATATAAATGATTTGTCCAAGTATGATTGCTTGGTTGAACAATGTTGTACAGCGATGCATCTGGAAATTCATCGCCAAACGTACAAGAACATCCAAATGTTGCTATTTTTAAAACCATTTCTTAGATACCAATTGAATTTTAAGTTTGTTAGTTTGCACACTATCTAAAATACTGCGCATCGTGAACAATGTGCCGTATTTTGCAACAGCATCTGCCGTATCTTTAATACCCATTTCCCAATCAGGAAATGCTACGCCCCAACCATACTTTAGCGCAGCCTCTACCATTGCTCCACCAGCCTTGTCACGGTCAGGGACAACAATGATATCACGGTCAAGTGTTTCAATAACTTGAGCCTGACCATCATTGATTTCATTTGAACAAATTGCAAGCGCACCAATGGCAACGGCGTCTAACAATCCTTCTACAACAATACAAAACTTTGCATCTTTAGGCTGTTTATCATATCCCCATATCATATTGCTTGGATAGTTAGAGAAGTATTTTATCTTCTTCTTGCCATCCTCAAACAGCCGACCACTAAAACCCATTGGTCTCTTTTTCCAAGTAAATGGAACAAGCACACGGTTTCTCAATGATGCGTCATCGGTCCAATAAAACTCAGACAACTTATCACCAAACCCTCTAGCATCAAGATAATGAATAGCAGCTTCAAGAGAATTATAATCGTCTTCATTGATATATCCATCATTAAGCCAACTAGTAACAGGACGACCGGGACATGGGTCACGAGGTTCATAAGTTGGCAACTCACGAGGTTCAACCTTTGGAGCATCAGGTGTAGATTGTGCCAATGCAAATAAACTAAGACGAGAAATAGTATCATCGCCCATGCCAAGCCATGACATCCAACGACGCATCTTATATGATAAACGATTACCAGGTTGCCAAGAGGCAGTATAATGACAGTTAAAACAGTGTGCAGTGATACCACCCTCTGGTGATGGCATAATACCACCACGCCCACGAGTATCTACTGCATGACCATTATTATGGCAGCAAACAGCATTGAAACTTATCCAACCGCTAGGCGTGGATTTGCGCTTCCATGGCAGATGCTGCATGATTTGGTCAGTAATTTCCATAACATTAATATAACAGATTTATAACAAAAGTCAAGGACGATATGCGATATAATTTACCGTGCCACTAGTTTGTGTAACCTTAAAACGAACAGCGCCAAACTTACCTTGAAAATTATAATATCGATTGCCAGTTGAATTACTGAATACAGCCGTATTTACAGTTACCCAATTGTTTGCATTACTAACACTTATTGAATCTTGGCTTGCTTGAATATCAATATTGCCAGTAAAGCTATTTGTATTATATTGAACTGTTTGATAAACAGCACGTGATTTTACACGATCTGCTGTAACGGTTGTACTTGTATAGGCAACATTAGTATAGTTAGTACTAACATCATTTGTATAAACAGGAATAGAAAGATTGGCACTTGGAACAAATGCAGGATATACGCTGTCAAGTAATCTTGCTTGACCTTGTGCATTATAATTATCATCACTGAATGCAATTTGTTGTTCGCCTTCTGGACTAGTAATTACTATACTATAATTATATAATCCTGCCGAAATATCATTTAGCAATGTTCCTTCAACCAATGTAGTAGCGGTGCCAGTATCGGTATAAACCATCTGCAGCACTCTACTAAAAACTAATTCTTTTGTTGTCGGATCAATTAGGTTAAATAAAACCGAACTGTCAAGTAGGCTAACAGGTTTCTGATCTTGGTTTTTAATCAAAAACTGAAATCTATTATCTACGCCTTTGTAGATTTGTAATGGTTTTGCATACACTAACTGATTCTCCGTGTGAGGTGTGAAATCACTGTTCTTTACAATATCAATAATTTGCGTATATAAATAACCTATAATTGGCTGCACAGAATGGACTCCTACAATATTTATTATGATTTCAATTGAACAAATGCTTGAAAAATATCCTTTCCTAAGTTATATAAAATACACGCATAGTGACTACATAGGTATTATACAAAATCATGATACTGATATAGTTTCAATCTATGCATTTAATAAACTTCGAACTGAAAAAGATAAACTTGGGTTTCTAGAAGCAGCAGAAATATGGTGGTGGGAAAGCAATCGTCTTATACCAATCAACATATTTTTAAAAGAAACATGGAATCCATACCGTTACAGCACAGTAACGCTAACGTGCAAAGACATAGTTGAACAACAAGGTCATATTGTTTCAATTGCTAAACTTGCAGAACGTCGCACAAAACGCCGTGTATTGCAGTTAGTTAAGCGTCTCTCCTAATAGATTCATATGTACCATTACTAATTGGGCATATGACACCGCATGTGCTTTCTTGAAGTAATATCCTTCATGCGGTTTAATCCAAATTTCTTCTGCAATTTCCTTCCATCGTTTGCCAATAAGATATCGCTTACTTGGGCGAATCAATGCCAATACCATTGCTAGTTTCTCTAGCGTATCGGGAAAATGCTTTTGCACTGTATCAAAATGATTGTTGAGATGCATCAACTTATCAACAAACTCTTTATCTTTAAGCAAATTCCAATCAGGTTCTTTTGCTACTAACTCATCAAGATGCTCATTGCTCTTGACTAAATTATAGATATGCACATTCAACATATCTAATTTCATATAGCCAAGTTCTTCGGCTTCATTATAATCAATATTAGATAATCCTGTTATCGGATTATAAGGAACGGGATTGACATAGACTCCAGTGTTGTGCTTGACAACAACACCATCACGAGTAATGCTCGCAGGAATATGCTTGATAAGTTTCAAGATATCCTCACGGTTTCCAAAGTCTATGTCAATATCCATTTATGCCCATCTCATCAAGAATAACATTCGGTCTTCTTCATCAGCAAATACCAATACCATACCAGTTTGCCAACTTTTATTTCCCCACTTTTCCCATGCAGGCGATACTTCTTTTAAATTAGCATTTACCCATGCTCGAATTTCATTTTCATTTGCTTGCCAAAACTTAACATCAGAAATAACTAACATGCTAAGTCCTTCGCTGCCATTAATGCCAGGTATTGGAGAAGGAACAACAAATCTTTGCTTTTCTTTAGTCATTAGAAATTTGCTTGCGCCAATATATGCTTGGTTAATTCTGCATCAGCAGTATAATCATGCAACTTACGTTGCCAAAACTCAGGATCAATCCATGGCATTAGCAGTGTAACTTGTTCTTCACTTAGCGTTTCAAGTTTAGCAATACCATTATCACAGCAATAGATTGCCCAACAACTAACACGACCATTTAAAACATGTTGCACAAAACGATTAGAACTTACCTCAGTAAAGTATGTAGTAATATCATTACCAGTTTCTTCACTCCATTCTTGCATGGTTATGATTGAACGTTCTAGTGCATCACTTGAACTTTCACTGCGCAACAATCCATATAGATATTCTTCATATACCTTATCCTTGCACCAGTTATCAATCTTGATTTGTTTCTTTAACACATAATCCATAAACTGATTAACATTGATTGCACTAATTGCTACACAGTGTCGCCCAAACTTTACAAATGCATTGTAAAAGTTGTTATTACAAAAGTCTGCATAAGTCTTTAACTTAGCAGAGCCTTGCGTAAGTTCATAAAACCGCAACCAAGTTTTGAAACCAATAATAACGCCCTTCTCACCTTGCTGCAAGTCACGACGCTTTGGCTCACATTGATGAACTGCCAATGTGCTTTCGCGCACAAACCCTTGACCACAATATTTGCATTTGTGCTCGCCTGGTTTCATATCACGCCTTGCTTCTTCTGCAATCTTTTGCAATTCACTCATGACCATACTATAGCACACCAGTTATTCATTTACAATATCATTAATAATCTGAGATGCCTCATCACGAGAAATGATATCAAGTTCTGTCCAATAATTTATAAGTTGCTGTTTAACTGAATCATTCATTTCTTTAATACTTCTGTAATGAATTGCTGATACCATTATATCAAACTTATTAGTATAGGTAACATTTAAGAAATCTTTCAATGTCATACTGTCATCAAGAAAATGTAGGTTTGAATCCCATAAACCAGTGCTAAAAGGATTAGTGAAATAATAATATTCTTCTAAACTACCATATTTTGATATAATATATGCTTGCATTAAATAAAATTCATTTGTACTTGCTGGCACAAAATTACCAAAAAAATTATCAAGTGCTAAGTTAAAATTCTGCACAAGTACTGATTCTAATTCTTCAAGAGTTTGTTTCTTAATTAAAAACGGTGTATTAATAGACATTGTTGGAGTATCAACTGATACATTGAATAAATCAAATGCATATTTTTTAATAGGATATTCTGGTAACGTGTCTTGGGTTATTGTGTGACTATAGCAAGCATGAAATTTATTATCTATTACAAAATCTGCGCTCGTGATGTTACGTATAAAGAAATTTTTTGAATCAAGTATTATAATATTTTCAGCAGTACATACTTGATGTGCAGATAATTTCAAAACTTGTTGTCGCACATATCCATCTATCAACCTGCCATTATATAAATCTTTATAGTTGTAAAATTTTATCCGATCATTAAACATACCAAAATTTAATACTAGTAGTTGCGCATCACAATTATTAACAATATGAATATTTGTTATTGGTAAGTTCTGACAAAATTTACCAATACTATTGGCAAATATTTTTAATAGTGGATAGTCATTTTCGTATGCTACGACGAATAAATCAAACATGATTTTTCACATCATTTATTATTTTAGTTGCTTCATCGCCATAACATAGTTCTAGTTCAATCCAAAAATTTTTTAATTCAGATAATAGTTCCTCAGACATTATTCTAATAGACCTATAATGCACACTACTGCAAAAAATTCCACCAACCCAATCTAAAAATGCGGCTTGCATTAAACTTTTTCTAATTTTAACTTCTGTATGTGGAATATAAGTCCAATGAAAATCTTCCCAATGTTCAACATCTACTGGCCATATTCCAGTGCAATAATTTCCTTGCTGCGGAGTATCATCTGTAAAAAAGAAATATTCTTTAAAATCACTATATTTTTTTAATATGAAAGATTGGATTAACATAAACTCATTTGTTTTATTTGGAGCATCGTATCCAATAATATCTTGTGGCAAAAGATTAAAATTTTCTTTAATGTAATCTACACATTCTATTAGAGTTTGTCGTTTAATAAAAAATGGTGTTCGCAACATAATTTGCTGACTATTGGGCGGAAGTTCAAATAATTTGTGCGTGAATATTTTATTTTCTAACCAAAATTCTGGAGCAATATCATATACTGCTCGTAATTTTCCTTCACTATTCATTACTTCTTCTAATCTGACAGGATTAATAAAAAAATTCTTAGCATCAAGAATCATTATATTTTCACTGTGACATAATTTATAAGCATATAATTTTAAAATTTGCTGAACATTATATCCATTTACCCATGGACCATCATATATTTCACTGAAATCATGTATGCTTATGCGTTCATTAAATGAACCAAAATACAATCTCATGCTATTAATTGCATCAGACATATTATTATTTTGATTATTGCTTACAATTACAATTTGGTTGAGCGGAAATTTATTGCAAAATTTATTAATGCTTCTTCCAAGAACTTTTAGCAGAGGAAAATCATCTTTGCATACAACAACAAATATATCAAACATGCAATATTTATTTTGTTATTTCATGCAATACTTTGGCATTATTCAGTGCATCTATAACACTTAGATTGTTGCTTTTGAACACTGGACCCCATTCTTTCCAGAACGTAACCAATTCCATCATTTCCATAGAAAACCTAATATCAATATTTTGACCGCCGTGTGTTTCTTGGATGTTGATATAACCAACATCGCCAGCATTTGTAAAAGCGCCTTTAATTGTCATTTCATTGCATCCTTGATTTCTTTATCGTTCCAACCCAATTCTACCAACATTGCCTTAAACTCGACATCAGGAATACTTGCCGCCATTAACTCACAGTCGTCAAGTTTATATTCTGGATAAAGTTTTGCAATAATATCTGCACGTTTATTCTTTGACTTACGTGCGCTAAACGCCATCCACTCATGACGATGCTTGCCCATGTTGGGGCTTACAGTGGTCAGCAACAGCCATTGTAGTTTAGGATGCTTACCAAGATCAAAGAACCGTTTATTAACACGCTCGTTCATTGCTTGCAGATAATATTGCTGCAACATAGGCTCACCGCCTACCGCACTGCCCCAACGCAACATAAGATAGGTAGAGAACTTCTTGCGTTCTTCATCCGTCAATTCATCATAGAACTCACGATTGCGCAAATCAAGCTGTGCCATCTCATAGCCAATGTCAAGTTTATTAACCAAGGATTACTCCTCTCCATTTACCTTTTTCAGTTGGTGAAACCAGAGATGCTGTCATCATCTTGCTTTATTTCTTCACTTAACTGATACATCACATGCAATTCATCAGCAAGTTCTTTTAGCGTAGGATTGTTTTCAGTTGCACGAAGAATTGCCATCCACCTGGCAGGTCCAATGTTGTTTTCATATGTGCTCATGCTACTACTCTGTGTCGTTGCGTTTCCCATAATATTATCCTATCATATAATGTTCTGGATGTCAATAGTCTCACTTGCACGAGAAATTTCTTTAACAAAGTATGCACATACTGGCTTTGGTCCATCACTTAATGGCACACATAATAGCTGTCCATTTTTTAATTTAGGAAAATACCAACGCACATCTTGATATACATCTTCAATTTCAATATTCATAAATGCTGCACGAAATGAACTAATTGGATTAAATGTAAATGCTTGGAATCCACGATCATTAAGTTTTGTAAGTGGTAAGGCTTCTAAATCGCCAATCTCTGCTTCGCCAATAAGAATACGCCAATTATATGGCATCATAATTCTGTGTTTGCCAATCTTTAACACAAGTGCAGGATCATTAAAGCTTTCTAAGAAAACCAATGGCAAGAAATAATAATCTGCTTCACTTGGATTTGAATTATCCAATACACAGAATCGTAAATCATCTACCTGTTCTGGCAAGTTATTCATTTCAAAGACAGTGTTATCTACTGTTAGTATTCTCATATTAAATTTCTACCTTTTAAGTTATCTAAAATAAATGTGTTAATCACATTTGATAATTGTTCGCACTCTAATGGATGTGCAGCTAAATGCCATTTACCATTATAGTAATCTATGTCACGAATAGGAACTCCGCAATCATGTGTATGTTGATTCATATAAAAATCAAATAATCTATAAAATCCACTATCACTCGCTATATCAGCCATCACAGGAAAATTATGTTCTTTAAAATGAGAAAAATCTCCAGCGGCTTGGTTCCAAATCAAATAATCATGTCCATTATTTTTTAACCAACCAGCAGTCATAGCAATTTGTTGTAGGCTTTTTTCAATAAACAGCGCACTATGATTTAACGTATTATAAAGATAATCTTTAAATAAATTTAGCAATCTATCATCTTCGGCATTTTTTTGAGATTTATTAAAATTGTGCTTGTCATCATCACCAACTATATGATCATAATTTAGTGTAGCCCACATACTTTTTCTTGTTATAGGATCGCTATAGGGAACATCTAATCGACTTGGGAATGATAATCCCCATATGATTAAACATTTTGGAAGTTTTGCAATTTTATTATAGATGTGATTTATAACATATTCATGCGCACTGCCACTGCGATATAACATAACAGGTTCTGCACCAAGCTGCTTACACAATTCTAAATGACCATTAGAATCAATGTAGCAACGCATATAACTATCACCGCAGAATACTACATGACTATAACTCATTTATAGATACTCTTTTCTTGTGTAAATGGATAATTGGCTTCTTTATAAAACTGTTTGCGTTTTGTTAAATGTCGTTTGGCAAACTTACAATCGGCAGTTAAATCCCAGATTTGAACAAAGTCTTTATCTTCTGCCTTACGAATGCCACGACCGATAGACTGAATGACACGAACGAATGACTTGCCAGGTTCAATAAGAACAAGGTTAAAAATACGAGGAACATTAATACCAACTGCAGCCACGCCATAAGTTGCAACAATGATTTTATCACTGACGTTAGCAATCTCATCATAATGTTCTTTACGCTTTGCATTTTTCATGTCTCCTTGAACAAACACACTATTAGGCAACCGTGCAACAAGTTCCTCACCACATTCACGGCGATCTACTAGCACAAGTGTGTTTCCTGTTTTAATAACTTCGCTAAGAAAACTTGCCATGTGGTCAAGACGATCTTTATTGGTTGTTAGATATTTTAATTCTTCTTGATAGTTTCTAAAGTCGCTATGTTCGACTGTCTGCACAATATTAACGTGACAATTAGATAGAACTCCACGCTCTTGTAATTCACTTGCAGTGAGTTTCCCAATGACCTTACCAATGGATACCAGCAAGGCTACCTTTTCAAATTGTTCTTTTGGAATAGTTCCTGTTAATCCCCAGCGAATAGGAACATCTGCAAACTCAGTGGTAAGCAATGCTTTAAGAACTTCTGCTTTTGCCTGATGAGCCTCATCAACAATTACTGCTGCAACATTAAGCATCATGGTCCATTCATTGCCTGTGCCTTTAGTGCTCTTGTAAAGGCTGTTGAGGCTCTGCCATGTGCAGATAGTATGTGTGCGACCTAATTCTTTGCGTTCGCCAAAATAAACGCCAACATCTAGTCCAAGATTTTTATAATCTTCTTCTGTTTGCAGAACTAAACTTTTGCTTGGAACAATAACGATAGTACGTCCATATGGTTCAACCATGAGGCTTAATGCTGCTGTCATAATGGTTTTACCAGCACCTGTTGCAACTTCTTGCATACACTGTGTATCGTTTAAGAATTCATTAATAATGTCAATTTGGTAATCACGTAAGACAATTGGTTGCCCCACATTTGGATGATTTTTTGGCCACGTCTTGTGTGCAAATGTATTTTTATCTACTTGCGTAAATTGAAATGATTGTCGAGATGAACGATTATCTTCTATTTCAAATTCCCAATTACGCTCACTGAGATATTCAATAATTTCTGGAAGTAAGTTGATATAGGTAGAACCACCTAATTGAAAATACGCAACCTTTCCATCCCAACGTCCTAACCTAACGCTTGGTAGATGGCGAGCATATGGAACTTCATACTTGAATTTTGCTACAAGCCTACGGCGAGTATCTGCATCAAGTCCTTCTAATTTACAATTTACTTCGTCTCTGATAATTATTTTGCACAACATTTATCTTAATATACAGGGTTGTTTAGTATAATGCAATAAAAAAACAGGGCAAAAGCCCTGTTTAAGAAAGTTATTTGGTTTTCTTTTCTAATATTCGTTGGATGGTAACTGTTCCACCCATACCATATTGCATTTGAACTAGTCGTCTTGCGCTACTCTGATCATTTGCATTTACGGTCAATTGAAACTGTGCAGTTGGTTCATGTGGTTTTGTCACATAACCTTTGATATCATATGTCTTCATGCACCATTCCTCATAATCGTTACTTCTGCAACACGCTGCCAGCGATTTGGCTGCGACTTACGAAGGTCTGCCAACTTAAGTGCAGTACGCAGTGACATTTCACGGAACCGCTTAGAGTTGTCCTTCATAAACTGCAAAATTTCTTTTTCCTGTTCTTTGGTCATATCATAACCGCTAAACAACTGTCCGCTTTCTGCAATCTGCCGAATACGAAGATATTTATCGTGTTCAGTATCCATCGTCAAATCAATATAGTGACAACGTGACTGCAACGCACCAAGATGGTCTTGCAGTTTCTTAGAACGAATGTTCTCGAACTTCAAGTTAGTGATGAAGATAACGCCACCCTTGAAATCAAACTTGTTGGGGATGCCTTGCTTGTGCAGAAGATTGCTGTCAGCGTTCCAATGGATGGTGCGCTTCTTGCCACTGTCAAGAGCGGCTTTGAGAATGTTGAGCGACAGTTCATCCATGAGGACACTATCGCAATCGTCAAACACCAATACGCTGCCAGTATCGCTGAACTCATACAACTTAGCATATAGACCAAGCGCAGTCATAGCACCCTTGACAACTTGATACTTAACCTTGCCAGCAACTTCATCGTACAGTGAATGCTCATCCAACTTCTTATGAACGCCATATGATTTACCTACGCCTGGCGGTCCTACCACAATCATAGCACGGACATCACCTTCCTTTACGGCAGTGGTCATATCTTCAAGGATTTCAAACCGCTCGGCAATACGAGCCATAATTGCTTCATCATTCATGCGAGTCATGGGAACACCTTCTGTGTTTGAGCCTATAACTTACAATAGCATAAATATCCATGTTGTCAAGCATTATTTTGGAGAAAAATTGATGAAATTTCAGAGAATTGAAATACGAGAATTACAAAATCCAGATCAAAACCCAACAATTTCTACTGGTTTGAGAGAATCAAGCCCAGAGATGGAAGCACTTGCTGCTCAAACAGATGTTATTGAACAACAGCTAAAAGATTCTGGTGATATAGTTGAAATTAATATATGGAACTCTGAAATTAAAATAGTGAAAGAAATTTCTTTTAGTAGCAATGAAGCACTTGAAAGATTTGAAACTTCTCTTACAACTGATCCAGTACAAATTGCTTGGGAAAATGCAAAAAAAAATTGGTTTCCGCAACATCACTATACTATTAGAGTAGAATATAGTTATCCTGATAGTTGGACTGGATCAAAAAGAGAACCTAATATTTAAATTGTTCGATACATTTCTTTAGGATAACGCTCACGATAGTGGCGCTCACCTGGTTCTAAACTACGAGCTAATTCTACATAATCTGGGTTTTTGCTATGCAACCATGCTTCATGATCATAACGCCAATGTGGTTGTGTTGGATGTGGTTTAAATTGTGTGTAGCTACGATTTAACTTATCTTCTGGATGATGAAGCGCATCAAGAGTGGCAATATAACTTAGCTTAGCCCACCAAAAATTACCAGCAAAATGTGGCCACGGTTCTACATTATAATTTGTACCAACAGCTTGCGCACCTTCATTAAGTGCTTCAACATTATCTACCCAACGTTCGATGGTGGTATAATTCATGAAATCACGCCAGTCGCCTACATTAGGATCGCCAAAACGTAGCAATCCTTTTAGATGGATATAGCAAACATAACATTCATCATTAGCATTCTTTGCAACAGTATGCAAAAAGTTAAGGGTTGGATATTCATGGTATGCTGCATCTTTATTAACATTTACTAATTTAAGTTTTCCAGTTGGGTCATTGATATTTTTAGACTGTAACCAACCGCTAAATGTCCAAGGCTGACCATTCATGCAGATATTGATTTCACTGGCAGCATCCCATAGTCCAGATTTGACAATCAAATCCCACTGTTGGTCCATTACTTGGTTCCAACCACCTAGTTCATTTACGTGCCAGAAAATCTTAATCGGAGTCATATCATTACCTTGTTGTTGATGGTGGACCGCCAGGGAATCAAACCCTGACCTTCGCCGTGCAAAGGCGACGTGCTCTCATTATCACTAGCAGCCCATTAGATAATAATATATATCAAGTTATATGTGCTGTCAATAAAAAACCCCGCACGAAGCGAGGTTTTTAACAGCATAACTTCTGAAAGTTATGGACTACTACTACGAATAGTAGCAGGGGGTAAGCTAGTTAAGGGATACTAGACTCTGCATCTAGTCCCATAATTATTTAGTAATGTACTTTCATGCCATTAAAATTATGGTTTTTTGGGTGACCATATCCACGATCCCAAAGATAGTGGCGATATTCAATTTCACGAAGGTCGCTTGCGCCTTCCATGAACTTTTCAAATCTGCGTTGCATTAATTCGTCATGTGATGGAAAGAGGTTCTTTAAAATTTGTTTAATCTTTTTCATTGTTATCTCCTTGCATTGCAATAATACTTATTATAATATATGTTGCAGCGCAGCAAAAAACAAGGGATTTTTAGGAAACTCTGGTATGCGTTTTACGCAGATGTCTTGACACTCTTGACGACTTCTATGAATAATTGTTTGAACTCATCTTTGGCTGGTAAAAACACTTCTTTTTTAATTTTATCACGATAGCGATAGTTAGAATACTTTTCTTCTTCCCACATATCATCTTGGGCATCAATCATTTTTTCCATTGCCAATAGCATTCTTTCTAGCAGTTCATCAGTTGTTGTCATTTTATAATCCTAATATGCTTTGACTGCGATCAATCCATTCTAAAACTAAATCACCTTCGTTAAATTTGTCAATACCATCTAATACAGCATCAAGACAATATGGAAGTCTATTGGTTTCTTTTAATTCGTATAGGCTACTATACAACCGTGGTTCGTCGGTAGTCTTATAGACTGCCGCACGTAGCCAACCACTTTCCTTGTCCAATTGGAAATTAGCCTGACGACAATCAAATCCAGCACTTGCTAATTGAACAATAAGGCTGCTCATAGTATAGACATGATACATGCCACTTACCATATTAACATTTATAGTATTGTGTTCTATATGCTGACTTATAGATAATGAATAAGGTATCTCCACAATCAACAAACCGTCTTTACGCAGTAGTTTGTGCCAATGAAACAACGTACCAATAGGGTTCATTGTATGATGTAGCGTATTGTGACACCAAATCAAATCTTGAGATGGTAATTCTATTGTTGAAAAATCTTCAAACCGCCATTGCATTTTTCCAGCAGTTTTAATTTCCATACTTGGAGCAAAATCAACTGCAGTGACATTAAAGTTATATGTTCGTCCATCTGGTCTAGCAAGTGTTGCCCACCATACTGCATCTAATCCAATACCAGCACCCATTACTGTAACATTTTCTATACCCAACAAATAATCATCAAGTAGCGCAAGATATTCAAGAGTTTTAAGACTGTGTTGATGGCTTTCTTGTGGTGTCATTTTGTTTCCGTTAAATATTGATATACATTATATATTAGGATATTATCATCATATGAAATTATTAATCACAGGCGGTAACGGTTACATTGGAAATTACCTTGTCAAATATTATACAGAATATGGACATCAGGTGTTGGCACCAAGCAGTAGCAAACTTGATTTAACAGACTTGGCGGCTACAGAACGCTATATGGCTGAGCATCCAGTTGACTGTGTAATCAATGCTGCATTTTATGGTCGTGAAATGATTTACAATCCAGATGAAAATTTTTATGTTAAGAACTTTGCAATGTTTGGTAATCTATTGAATCAATCACAACATTACAAGAAATTCATTCATCTTGGAAGTGGATATGAATATGATAACGAGCGCAATATAGATTTTGCAGACGAAGATGATGTTCTATATGTAGAACCTAAACTACCCTATGCTTCACTTAAACATAAGCAAGCAATGCACTTACTTGAACGAGATAACTGTTATAATATACGACTATTTGGTTTAACACATTTTAGCGAACCAAGCAGCAGATTTTTCCAACGGTTGCTAAATGATGATAAAGTAATAATTACCGAAGATCGCAAGCATGACTTCTTTAACTTAGAAGATGTACCATCCGTTATTGATTTAGTTTTAAATAATCAAATTCGACATAAAGCAATTAATTGTGTTTATGAAAACAAATATACCTTAAGCCAACAAGCAAAGATTTTCTGTGAAATAAAAGGTTTAGATTATAATAAGGTTATTGTAGAAAACACAAGCAGCAGAAGTTATACTGGCAGTAATTTAAGAATTAAAGAGTATAACTTACTGCAGCTTGGGTTAGAATTAGCTTTCTTACGGTATTAATTTACGTAGCATTGCAGCATAGTCAGCAAGAACGCTCTCAGCACTATAATCACGATATAGTTTTTCAAGCGGAGCCGTGCCTTGTGCAATGATTTCCTTGATGCTCTTATCTTCAATAAAGATACTTGGTTCAACATTCCAGAAATTACGGAACTGATGACTCTTAGTCATAGCAATAGGACGACGAGCAGCAAGAGCATAGTCAGGCGAACTTGCAATACCCGCACCATCAAGATAATCATAGAAGTAGCAGTTAATAGTATTATGCGCTAGCCAATCAACTACTTCATCTGTTTCCATAAGTTCATGACTAAATTGCAACTCAATGCCTGGTTTAGTAATGATACTTTTTACTTCTTGCACACGAGCATTGGCATTGCTACCAGCATAACCATGAATAAGGTCTTCATAGTATCCAAATGGAATGTGTAAGCGTAGAATAGCCTCATCAAACTCTTCTTGCACTTTGCGAGCAAGACGAGCAATACCTTTATGTGGCGGTCCAAAACCTTGAAAGCCAATGATAGGCTTATCGCCATCTTGATAGACATGAGTTGTGGTAGGTGGTAATAGACGATTAGTAATGAATACATGATCATTTCCTACTACGCTTGGATCATCCGCAAGAATATATTGCCAACCATAATTATTATGTGGATCATAACTGTCAGCA